ATTTAGATCAAATGTTTGGCTTTATTAACGTCGCAAACTACTCAAATACGAGTAATTTATTGACGGCAGAATGGGGCGCAATTCGTAATTTGAGATTTTTATTGTCATCAGTTGGGTCAGTAACAGTTAACGCTTCTGCAAACGGTCAAGATATTTATAATATCTTTATTCCGGGTCAGGAAAGTTACGATATGGTAGACTTAGACGGCTATAGTGCACAGTTCATCTATGCGCCGCCCGAAATCGCATCACCGCGCCTAAGATTATTTCAAACAGCAGGTTGGAAGATGGCGCAAGTGTTCAATATTACAAATACTTCCTGGATTATTAACTTACGCTGCACGCTTGCAGTAGCACTATAAAAGGGGTGAATTATGGCAACACAAGTAACTACGGGAATGTTTGTTAATAAAGCATCTACTCCTTTTTTTGTTCCGCTCAGTCAAAAAGTTGATATTTTTAAATTATATAATTTAACGATGTCAGGTGTAAAAGCTGGCTTAATACCTGGAGCGTTGACTTCAAATAGAATTGTAGAAGCTAGCTTTAATTCTAGATACATGACTAACGGCACTGCTAAAATTACACAAAACGGTACTGTTTCAGGTATTTTAGCACCGTCGCAAAATGGCTATGCTGCTATCAACGGCATCACTATTTTTAGTGCTGATAATCAACCGATTTACCCAGTGGTTGCAGTAGCATCATTTGCGCCTGGAACTACAACAGTATGGACGACGGGAGCAAGTCACAATTTGCAAGTTGGCGACACTGTAAAGGTTTACAGCTTAGTATCTGCGCCACAATTTAGCAGTCTATTAATGACTGTAACTGCTGTAGGCTCATCTACAACATTTACAACGCTTTTAGACTCGACTGGTGCAACAACTAGCGTGGGATCAATGCAAAAAGTGGGTAATTATCTATTACCTACAAAATCTTTGTATTATCCGCAAAACAGAGTCATCGCAAAGATTACAAATGCTAATCCAATGGTTGTCACGACCCTTGTTCAGCAAGATTATCACGTTGGTGACGTTGTAACCTTTAGTTTTCCTACAGCGTTTGGTATTCCTGAGTTAACAAATTCAATTTCAGGATTGCCATTTGAGGCAACTATTATTGCAGTTAATAACGCTGTTGGTACACAAACTGTAACTTTAGCTATTGATAGTACAGCTTTTGGTGTATTTGCAACTAACGGCAACGCTACTGTAACGAATCCGGGGCATTGGCTATTGTCACCTGGTTATCCGTTTAGTTTTCCGATCATGGTTCCGCAGGGAGAAGGAAATATTAATAATTTTCAACTCTTTAATGTGACTCCTGAACCTTTACCGTACGGCAATCAAAACGTGTTAAGTTTTGCTAGACAAAACCAGGCATCAAATGGTGTTCTTATCGGGGCAGGAAATGGCACAAACAGCGCAACAATCGGCGGGATAATCGGACCAACAGTAGACTTTTGGGCGTGGGAAGCAACTACAGCTTTGCAATCGTTCCCTAGTCAATTATCGTAGTTTAAAATGGGGGTGTAAAAGCCCCCTTAAAAAGGAATAAAATGGGAAGACCAAAAAAAGAAAGAAATGTAATATCAGATAAAAAAGAGGTCACGATGACAGAAGAAAATAAAATAGAGTCATTAGAGACAGAAGACGTAAATAATGAAGACTCTGAAGATATTGAAAAAACTCAGTCGGAATTGGATTTAGTAAGAATAGATTTAGAGCTAGCTAAAAAAGAATTGCGAGAAATGCAATTAAAAAAAACAGAACCTCAGTACAAACCAAAACGTGAAATAGATCATGAAGAAAAAGCAGCTATTGATAGAATTAATTCTAGAAGATCGCAATCGAATGGTTTAAAAGCTAAAATTGAAAAACAAAAAGAATATGACAGTGTTTTAGTAACTGGAAAGTTTATCAATCGCAGAGTTCCGGGTAGATCTGAAAAACTGCCATATCATAAATACGAAACTGATCCGATTAAGTGGCACACTTTAGTAGACGGTAAAGTTTATACAATTCCACGCGGTTTTGCAGATCAAATAAATGGCGGAAGCGAAGAAGATCCGATGTATTATACACCGCGTTTTATTCAAAAACAAGGCGAAGTTATTATCAGCGATACTGTCGGAGAAAATTCTTCTATTGCTGAAGTAGATACATCAAATAAGAAATATAGTTTTGTACCTATTAATTTTTAGGTTTTATGGCAACTTCAGTCATGTATTATCCAGGATATAGCCAAATACAAGTTCAAATGAATTTGATTATTCGAACTATTTTATCTATAACGCAGTCATATCCCGCAATATTGACTACAGTAAATAATCATAATTACGTTGCTGGAATGAATGTTACTTTTCTTATTCCCAAACAGTTCGGTATGATACAGTTAAATAATTTGATTGTTCAAGTGATAGAGTTGACAAATGATACCCTTGTTCTTGATATTGACACGAGCACTTTTACGCCTTTTGCGTATCCTTCCCCTTTGCCTGTTGCTTACACTCCCTCTTCAGTGATACCGGACTCGAGCGGTAGATATTTACCGCCCAAGCCGCTTCCGTACGCTAATCAGACATCGTTTGAAGGAACTATATATAATGACGGACAATTAGGGAATTTATTATGACAGCTCTTGTTTCATTGAGTATGATGGAAGACACGATTCGTAGAATGACTGCACGCTATACTACGCAGCAGATGACTTCGATTCAAATTCGCAAATATCTAAATTTGTTTATGACTTTAATGCTGCCTGAACATTTTAAAAATATAAAGCTAACAAAACCCTATGTTTTTACTACGATTCCAAACGTAGACACTTATAATTTTGTGTATCAAAACGATCTTTTAAATAATCCAGCAGGCGACCCTATACCGGGAAATGTACTAATAACGCCTCCCGTTTATTGTCAGGGATATGCTTTAAGATACTTTCAAGATAAATCGACATTTTATAGCTTGTGGCCTAAGCTATCAGTTAATCAGCAAATAGATACTGGATCAGGAACAGCAAATTTTAATTATATTGGTACTATAGCCCCTACACCATTCCTGAGGGCGCAATTAGACATTTTTGGTAATGTGACAGAGGCAGCTGTACTTATATCAGCTTTTGACTCTAGCGGCGGCAGTGATTCGGGATTTAATTATCTTATAAGCGATGTACCGCAAGATAATTCAGATGAAGGTATTTTAGTAGATTCCGCAAGTGAGCAAGTGGGAACTATTAATTATATTACAGGAGATTATTCATTTACCGTTAATAACAGTGCTATCATACCGGCGACCGCAAAAATATTTGCTAGTGTTGTTCCGTACCAGCCGTCTAGACCGATAGCTGTTATGTTTTATAATCAGCAAATTACGTTTAGACCTGTTCCTCAGCAAGTTTATCAAGTAGAATTTCAAATTAGTCAGCAACCGCTCCAGTTAATTGCTGACGGAAATAGACCGGAACTCGATGAATGGTATCTTTTTATTTGTGCTGGAGCTTCAAAATTAATTTATACAGATTTTCCAGATCCGGAAGGGATGTCATACGTTGAAGCTATATTTCAAGAGCAATTGCAGCTAGCTCAAAGAAGGACTTTAAAACAGATAAATACACAAAGAGCAGCGACAATATTTAGCCAACCGGGAAGATCGTATAGGTCATGGTTTTCAGGTTCACAGTATAGCGGGAATTGAAGAAATAAAGCATATTTAAATTATATCTTAAGAGGTGTCTACGAGCTATAACCCTAACATACCAATTTCCACAGATAGAATTTTACAATCAGCTAAACAAATTCGGGCAAACTTTGTTGCTATCAACGCTGCTTTTTCAGTCGATCATGTTGGACTAACGCAAAACGAATTGATATCAGGCAAACATCAACAGTTGTCATTAAGAGCTCAAAATATTGATCCTGCAACCACAGCAGATCAAATAGCTATATACAATAATATTACTAATGCTTTACCAATAAATATTCCGGCTCTGTTTTTTAGACCCAACAACTCACAAACACCCATTCAATTATCGTATAGTTCAGTTCAA